GCTCTTCCGATCTATGGAACGTCTCAGAGGATAATGTCTCGCCGTCACGATACCATGTGATGGCAAGTTGAGAGCAATAGTCTCCGGAATGATCATTGAACACCAGAGAGATGCCCTGACTGCTGTATTTATCTGAAAATGTCGCGGTCAGTGTAGGCAACTCATATTCGCTGCTTGGATACAGTCCGGGATGCGGAACTAAACCAGCCGTGGGGCGGATGGTTCCGTGCGGGAAATTCCCGTTCTCATCTGATACCAGCCGGGATATATATCCGACTTCCGGGAAAACATCATAGTTCTTATATCCCTCATTCAGCAGGGAATACCCCTGATAGTTCAGTGCCACATCAGGGAAGGAATATTTCTTTTTCAGATTGCCCAGCCGCCCACCATCATTCACACTGTACTCCGCGTTTTCTTTCGCTCCGAGGGCGATATCGCCATATACGATCTTGAGTCCTCCAGCGTCCACAAGCCTGTAGTTTGTGATCTTCGAAATCCAAATATGGCGGTACGGCCGCGAAGTGTGAAGAAACGTGATTTCCACCTCGTTATGGAGCTTTACAGATGCTTCGCAAAAATACACACTTGATGTCGGCGAAAAATCCATGCTTTCCACAAGAGCACCGCTTTTATACCACTTAATATTAACTTTGTCCGCATAGTCTCCGGAAATATCGTTAAAATTCAGCGTGATTCCTCTGGAAGTCTTGAGTCTATCAAAATGAATTTGAAGAATAGGAGGATCTGCAAAGTCTCCGTTCCCGTCTGATATCTGGCTACTGGTATACCCACTTTTCCCCTCCGGGATCCTGTCCGGAGCGTTTTTGTAGCTGCCATTCAGAAGGGAATAGCCCGGAAGGAGATAGGCATACCCAGGAATCGGATTTTCCTGATTTGTGAGCTCACTTGTGGAGGAATAATACTCTTCCCCATTCGCTGATATTGACACATCCCACTTCATGTTATCTCCTTCTCTGCGGTTCCATCGCTACAAAGTTGAGCTTAAGATTATCATCATAGCCCCACAAATTAACGCCCTCTCTGCGGATCATGGTGTCGTTTGCTTCTGTGATGTATGCCTTAAATGATAATGTTTCCTGTCCGTACGGGAACACCAGATCATGGCTATCTACTGGAGCACTTACCACATCATACAGTCTGTCGTAATCCTGATGCTTTCCTTCTTTTGCGGCTACTTCAAGCGTGTAATTGTAGTATGTTCCGATGATGTCCCGATGCATTACTCCGTCAAGTGTGCGCCCGGAGTTGTCCGTGTCCGTCACCTTTGCATTTCTTGAGAGTTTCATGACATTGACATCATATTCCACCCCATCCACTGTAAACACTGCAAAATGGTTCATCGGCTTCCTCCTGTTACAAGTCTCACGCTTCCGCGGTTGTTTTCTGCATCAATTACGGGTTTCAGTACGCGCCCAAGCTGCGCAAGGTTGCCCTCGAAGCGGATCACGACTTGCTGGCTTCCGCCCACTCCGCTCTCTGCAAGTGCTTCCATAAGTGCCTGTTTCATTGTGCTGAGTGGAGAAACAACCTCGGTTTCCTGTTTGTTATCGCCCAGGATCGCCGCAAACTCACCCGCGCGTGGCGGCACCACCGTACCGGATGCCAGACGCGGCAAATGTACCTTGCTTACGGTCGGAATGTCCAGTCCGAAGGATTCTCCGCCGATTCCCGGCACCCAGTCAGGAATATCAAAGCTCAGATTGTTAAGTGCGCTGATCATCCTATTCAGCGCATTGATGACACCGTTCACCATCGACTCCACACCGCCGAGGATTGTGTTGATGACGGATTTCATCGCGCCCCAGATGCCATTCCATATTGTGCTGGTCTCCGATTTTAACGTGTTCCATGCGGCTACAATACAGTCTTTGATCGCCGTGAATTTTGCCGTTGCGCTGTTCCGAATCTCCTCCCACTTCGTTCCAAGTGTGCTGTTGATAGATCCCCATGCGCTCTCAGTGCTGGTTTTCGTCTCGTTCCAACGCGTTGATACAGTTTCCTTGATCGCCTGAAACTTCTCGCTGGCGGATGTTTTGACCGCTGTCCATGTGCTTTCAAGCCCGCTCTTAATGCTGCTCCATTTCTCCTGTGTCTTCTGCTTAGTCTCGTCCCACTTAGCGATGATCTTATCCTTGATCTCTGCGAATTTCGCAATAACGGAGGAAATGAAATTGCTGATTCCGTCACGGAGTCCTTCCATGAGGTACTGTCCCATTTCCATCATGACGGTGGAAGGGCTGTGGATTCCGAATGCAGACTTGAAGCCATTGATAAACGGTTTGAAAATGTTGTTCACAATCCATGATCCGACATTTCGGAGTGCGTTTATGATTCCGTTCCAGAGTCCCTGCACGATATCTCCGCCGGACGCTTCAATGTATCCGGAGAAATACGAAACTACACTGTCCCACGCATTTGCGAGTACATCCCCGAGTCCCTTCAGGAGATCTATTCCGGATGCAATCGCTGTTCCGATCAGCTCTCCGACCGAACTAAAGACGCTTGCATAGTCGAATCCCTTAAGAAATCCCCCGATTGCATTGATGAGCCCCATAGGAATTGCGCGCCAGTCAACGCCCTGGAACAGTCCTGTAATGAGCTGCACAAGTCCGGAAACGAAATGAGAAACTACACTTCCGAGTGTGCTCCAGCTAAACGTAGAGAAGAATCCTGTAAGTCCGGCAGTGATCGCCGTTCCGATTCCTTTCCAGTTAGTTGTGGAAAGAAACTGATCCAGTTTTCCCATCGCAAAGTTTACGCCGGTTCCGATCTGCGTACCGATGTAGTTTCCGACTCCCTTCCAGTCTTCTGCGGCGATCAGCTTTTTGATAGTGTCCGCCATGTTTTTGATGGAGGAGCTGATCTGTTCAGTCGTAAACATGTCTTGTGGGGACGTGCTACTGCCTCCACCGCCGGATCCGGAATCCTTGCTTTTCGATCCAATCTGTTCGATCGTATCAAACGAGGCAAGGCTTTTTTCTGCCTGCTTCGCTGCTGATCCTGTTTTTTTCAACGAGGACGCATAATTCTCCTGCACCTTTGTGGCTTTCACGAATGTGTTCTTGCCGGTCAGTGCCGAGAAAAATTGTGCCACTGCATTGGCGGCTGTAGTCAAAAGGCTGATGAGTGTATTCAGTGCCGGAGCGATCATCGTAAGGATCGGGGCGAATGCTGTGGCAAGTGCGTTTTTGAGCTGTGTCAGTGAGGACATCAGCCCGGATACTGTGTTGTTTGTGTCCCCCGAATACTGGACGAGGTTTTTCATCCCTTCGCCCACAGCGCTCCGGAGGCGATTGAAGAGGGCAAACAGGGACCGGATACCGAATGCATAGCTCAACATTTTCTTGAAGCTCATGCCAGCTTTGTCGATTCCTTTTTGCAAGCCTCCGCTGGATTTTGTTGCTTTTTTTGCTTTATCTTCGTAATCTTTTACACTTGCCTTCAGGGAATCAAACGATGTGCGCACTCGATTGTTGGTATCCTCAAGTGCTGCCTGCGCTGCGACGTACTGCGCTACAACTTTCTGTCCTGACTCTGTATCAGCTCCAGACATATATGCTCCGCCAGAGGATTCCAACGCTGTTTTTGCCTTCTGCGCTTCTTCGAGTTTCTCACGCAGCATGTCGATATCGTATTCCATTCCTTTAAAAGCCCGGCTATTCTGCTTTCCTCCGGTCTCCACGAATCTGATTTCGCGCTCGATCGCTGCATCAAGCTTTTTGTTTACGGAGTCAATTTCCTTGTTAAGATCGGTGTATTCCTGTGTAGGAATCTTTTCTTCCTTAAGAGCATCTACCTTTTCCTTGAGGGTTTCTACCTTTCGTGTCTGTTCTGCATACTGGCTGTTGAGCTTAGCGAATGCGTTTGCCTGCTTCTGCAGTGCCGCTTTCGCCTTGTCTCCGATTCCAGAGACAGACTCCGCCATGCGGCGTGCGGCGGTTTCCATTTCCTTCGTTCCAGCTACAAATCCCTCATCTGTGATTGTTGTGTCAATTACTATGGTTCCGTCAGCCTGTCCCATTAAATCATCCCCTTACAGCCATTTTTCGAGTGCTTCCATCTCTTTTTTCTGTTCATCAGTCAAAATCTTTTTGATGCCTACAATTTCAGCATTCTCTCGCTCAAATTCCCGTTCCCACTTCTCCAGCTTCTTGTGCTTTGCTTTCTTCTGTCGGATCGCCAACACTTGAGAAAACAGCCCGTCACCGATCTCCATGAAGTAGCTGAGGAACGTCCACCAGTGCAAAAATGATGCGGCGCGGACTTCGGTCCCGGCTACTTTGTTCACGGCTGGGACGATGATCCTGCCGTCCTGATTCCAGTTGATCAGTCTGGGGCTGTTCTTCTTCCCTTCCGTTCCGCAATCGATGAATTCTACAGCTTTCTTGCAGGCTTCCTCTCGCGACTCTCTTGGGATCTTGTCGAAGTCCTTATACAGGATTTCAAGCATGATTTCCTGCTTCTCGCCATCCGTCCAATTAGGATCCTCGCAAGCCTCCAAAATTCCAATAATGGAACGGAAGTCTGCATTGATTGCATATTCCGCCCCATTGATTTCTACAGAAGTGGGTAGTGTATACCCGTTCATTTTCTGTATTTCCCGACATAATTTCTAACGCGGGAAATACTCTTTTTGATGCGGACATTCATCTCATTCTCAATGAACTGGATCAGCTGATCGAGAACGTACTCACAGAAGAAACGGCCGTCTGCGCACGGGCTCCACGGATTCGAATACTTAAAAAGTTCCTCAGATGCCCCTTTGGAGTTCAGAAGTTCGTCAAAGAGTTCTTTTACCGGAGCTGTCATCTTGCCCAGTGCTTCCGGGTCATCAGACGCCGGGATATCCAGATCTCCAAATTTCTTCTGTACAGCCTCCGCGCGTTTAATGATGTCGAAGTCCGAAGGGTTCCACATGAACCCGCCGGTCTTGGTTCCATTCTTGTCAACGATCTCGATATATTCCCGATCGTCAATCGTGATCTGTCTTGCCATGCCTCATACCTCCGTTATTCAGTTATTCACTTAAGGATGCTGTAAATGATTTCTTGGAAACGTCCCATGTGCCTTTTACGCGGTTTCCGGCCTTGTAAATCGTGAATGGGATCTGTACGCCAGAGGTATCGCCTCCGACACTGTTGGGGATAACATAGACATCCTCACGGTAAGCCCAAACAACGGTGGGAGCCGCTGCGTCAGTCTCTCCCGGCTTGAGAAGCACATCAACCATTGTGGTTTTGCACTTGTCACCGGTTGCTCTCGTGTTGGCGATTTCCATGAGTTTGTTAGAGAGGGCATCGTCATAGTCCTCGTAGTAGAACGGATCAGCGTCAGCCTGTACCTCATAGCCGGAATGTTTCACAGTCTGCTCACCGAGAATGTTTTTCTGGACTTCCACATCCGGGTTCAGTTCCTCGTTGTACTCCTCCAGATCCTTACCGATGCGGACGTAAGTTGCTGATGTTCCGTTAAAAGATGCATCTAAATAATGCGCAAGATATTTTCTTTCAATCATAAAAAATGCCCTTTCTACCTATAACTTTTTAGGCGGTATAGGTTAGCGGCAGCACTCAAAATGTACTGTCGGTTTACAGTTCAAAATTATTCGTGTACCGGACAGATATCGGTAAAATCCAGTCCTGTACACCGTTCTCCTGCGGCTCTGTGCCGTATGAATTGTCACGGGTGATACGTTTTATCACTCGCCCGGATGCAAGCTCCGGAAACGCTTCCAGACGCGTCACCACGCCGTTTATTGTGGTCGGCTCTCTGCATATCCATTTCCCAAGATTGTCAAGGAAAGCCTGTATATTCAGCTTGTACCGTTCTTTCTGCGATGCAGTGCGATACACGACATAAAAAGGGAACTGGCAAATCTGGTGGACTCCGCCACAAATATCCTCTTTCTCGCTATACACGAGTGCTCCATTGTCTGCTGAGAACGCGATTCCACTGTCCTCTCCGAGTTCCTCAAATCGAATCACTTCCCCAGGATCCAAACCGGGGTACTGATTCAATAGCGCTTTCATGGCGGTTGTGAGTATTTCATATCCTGCCGCATCCTTTCCGATCGGCTGAGCATTAGCCACGCTGTCCACCTCCCGCCGTTTTCTTTACTTCACGAATCCACGTTTCTCCATCCTTCTCTTTCGCGGCGTCAAACCAATGGGCCTGTGCCGCCGGATGTTTCGTCTTGGTGTATGCAAGTTCTTCCTTTGCGCGAGTCTTACCGGAATACTGACTGACAAGCACCTTTTTTGCGCCTTTACGTGCCCACGGCGAACCGGTTTTCTCGTCCACCATGCCCTTACCCTCATAGAGGAAGCGGCCTTGCGGACCATAAGCAGCAAACACTCGTCCAGATCCCTGTACCGCCGCACTCGCCGCTCTGGTGACGTTTACAAAGGTTCCGGTCTCCATCGGCATAAACGGCACCATACTATTCATGACAGCACCATCAAGCTGATACTGGGCTTCCCGATACTGTTCTTCAAATCGGCTCATATCAATCTTAACTTTCACGTCTCCATCAACAATGGAGAATCCTTTGAAATGGTGTGTTTTGCTTGCCATGCAATCCACCTACTTTCCGAGAATTTCAAAATGTGGAATCACCGTATAAGGTCCGCCCACGCTCGTGATTTTGAAAACGAAATCGTGGGAACTATTCATGTGCTGGTAGAATCCTTCCCGGTAGTCCACATCGTTCACCACGCCGCCATCCCATTCGCCCTGCCAAAAAAAGCTCTCTGATCCGAACGTAATGCTCTCTGCAAGAGTGTCATTCGTCTGCCTCTTCCACTTTTTCGGTGGCACCCACGGGATCATACCGGAAGAGTCTACAATTAAGATGCGATCATCTTCCGGGTCTGTGGCGTGCTGATAATAGGCGATGTGAAGAATCGCGTTATCCGTGCTGTCGGCTCCGTACTTCTTCATGATCGCTCCGCGGTCTGTATTCAAGTCCACACCGTGGAGCACATGTGGGTACCACACAGCAGCGCCAGATATCGGGCTTTCGTAATAGTTGAATACTGTAATTGTTTTATCGTACATGGTTTCTACTATCGTCTCCGTCTGTTGGCTCTATTCCCAGCTCTTTCCATCCTGGTTACGCGTTTCATGGTTTTATCTTGTCGGTCAGCCATGTCAAGAAATCTTTGTGTAGCCTCGCGTTCCCTCTTGTAATCATTTTCGTCAGATCGTCTCTCGGAAGATGATACCTCGCGCACTGCTGCTCCGTTCTTCTCCGCTCTGTCCCGGAATTCCTTCGCGCTCATATTTAATGGTGTAGGTTCTGGACTCCCACCGATGCCACGCTGATAATAATTTTCTCCGGCGTTACTCGTGAAGTAGTACCGGGTTGTTTCGCCGTCCTTCGCTGTTACATCTAATCCAGTGTACCCAGATCCACTACTTTTCGCAGATATTCCACTTTTGCCACCTCTACCACCCATTACATTTCACCTCGTTGAATTTATCCGTAAACTGCTTGATTCTCACGATATTTCCCTTACATTCTTCCGGAACTTTTCCATAGAAAATAATGCTTTCTGGGTGCAGACGCTCGATCATGGCGTCATAGCCGGATAAGAATAGACGTTTTTTGCCCAAACTGTTCATACATCCGACTGAGGAGATTGCGACAGTCCCCCCCTCCGGCTCTCCATCAAAGCACCACTCATAGGAATCTGGTGTGCTCCACGAGATCGTGGGGATCACGCGGCAACCGTATTCCTGTAAATAAGCGCCGATCCAGTGCTTTCGAAAGTGATTGTATATCTGGATCGCCTTTGGAAAGTCCGTATATGTGCTGAAATCTGGCGTGAGCACATACCGGAACCGGCTCAGCTTGTCGGTGTATCGATCCACATTTCTCCACAAGGCATCGAACTGGTAGTCATCCAGAAAGAAATGCACGCCCTTTTGATCCTCATGTGTGACTTTTCCTCTCGCATAATTGAATCCGATGAACTCGCACTCCCCTTCAAATGTTTCCGGGTATAGCTGTGGTATGCCATATTCTCCAACGCCGTTAAAAAGGCGGCGGTTTAAGTTTTCGTATGCCATACTATTTGATTTATCGGACATAAGTTATTCCTTACGGATGTCTGTCTTGCTCATTCTCTTCCACAATTCCGTGAGCTTTTCCCAGCCATACATAGCCACAAACGCAACGATGAACCCCGCCATAATCGCCGCGAGGATCATATACCATAATATTTCCATGTGAATATACTGCATGTATGCCACAAAAGCCGCCACGGTAATTCCGATGGAGAGAATAAAGACAAGCGCATCGGTCGGGAGCTTCGCAAGGAACCCGACACCCTTAAATACCTGAGTGATGACGGACACGCAGAACGCGAGAGCGCCGATCACTGCAATAAGCACTGTCATGTTTGAAAGTAATGTTTCCATTCTGTTCTCCTCTTACTTCTTGACTTTTCTCACTTTTCCATCACGATACTCAAGCCCTGTTGCCGGTCCGGTGCATGTAGTCGGATCAACGATGTTTCCCTCTTCATCCTCGCACCATCCTTTTGCGATGCAGAGCTTTCTTTCACCGGTGTTCCAGTAAAGTCCTGTTCCCGGGCCTGTATAGTAGGAGATCAGTTCATCTACAGCCGGTGAATCCTGTGTTCCGTTATTTGCCATTGCGTCATCAATCGCCGCATTAATTTTATTCGTGTATTCCAAAAGATCTTTTACGTTTAACATAACATTCTCCTTTATAATCCCGCATACAATAGCGGGGTTCCATCATCAGTTACAACTCCTGTCAAATACGGCATTGCCGCATCACAGAGGAGCTTGTTTGCGGCTTTTGTATCTCCTGCCGCAGAATATACAGCCGACCACTCTTTCGCTGCCGCGCCGGTCTGCTGCGCTGTCGCATAGGATATGGACTCACTGCCGGATGATTTCGAGGTGATGATCCCGGTCGTTGTTCCATTCGCGTCAGTAGTCGCAGACGCTCCAGAAGCGGCGGCAAGTGCCTGTTTCTGTGCGAGATCCAACTGATAGTAGATCTCCGCCATAGCGCATACGGCTTTCTTGACACGTTTCTGGTATTTCTCCGGTGTAGGTAGTCCGCCAGTCAGCCGATCAAATGTCAGCGTGTCGATAAAATCGCTCGCTCTTTCTGCAAGCCGCATAAAATCAGATTCCGGCACGACATTGCCGAAAAATGATTTTGAGTAAAATTCATAATCTGCGTATGCCATGCCGGAATCCTCCTTAGCCTCTGGTCTTGATCTGCGCGATCGGGATCGCTTTGATCGGGAAATACTTCTTTGTGGAAGTCGAATTATTATTCGCAAGCTCCCAGTTTGTTCCTGTCTCAAGCTGCGTGTTTGTCGGGGAGATAAAGGACGGCTGTTTGAAGCTGATGCCATACGGAGAGAAAATCTTTCTCTGGCGGGAATATAAGGTGTCCTCGCCGCCGTTGGTCTTCGCGTCTCTATCCATCTCATACGGGACTTTTACGCCGCAGTTTGTGTACTCGATCGCACCAGCGCCGAGAACGTATGTGGTGTATACAGTTCCAGCCGGAAGGAGTTTGACATAATCACCTTCGTTCGCGTCCGGAATGTCTGTAGTTACGCTTGCTTTTGCGACCTCACCCGCTCCGGTGCCTGCGGTCGTAACTTTGAGCGCTCCCGGGTCTGTCTGAGATGCTTTGACGTATTTCGCCTCCGCCTCCGCTGTCGGCATGTTGTCGTCAATGAGGACGGTTCTTCCGTTTAAGGTTGCGAGGGTAAGGTCTCTCTCGATTCCGTCTCCGTCTGTATACTTCATGTATGCGAGGAGCTTAAGATTCTCGAGATCTGTCGCAATCTTGGAGTGCATGATCGCAAGGCTGAATTTCGCCTTATTGTCTCCGAGAGCCTTCTGGATGGCGTTGTTAAGGGTGGTCTCCGCGAATCCGCTGTTTGTCGGGTCGAGGGACGCGTCATAGGTGTGCCCGTTCACGAACTTAAGGTTCTCAGCTCCCGTCATGGAGAAGACGCCTTTCAGCGTTGCAAGAAGCGTTTCCTGATCCACATCATCCCAATACTCTGCGACTTCCTGCGCAGCCGGGAGGAAGTCCTCGCCTGTGATGTCTGTAGAGAAGTCTTTCTCTGTCCATCCATGAGCACGGCCAACAACGATTCTACCGTGTGTGTACGTCTCTCTGGAATCTGCTGTGATGTTGGTTGAGCCGTCATAGTTGTCCGGTGTACCGCCGATTCTCGCCTTGATCGGAACCGTGATATAGTTGCCGCCTGTCTGATCCGGCAACATAGCCGCATACTGGGACTTCTCCACAATCGCGCCGGACTTTAACAGTGCATTTCTGTTGAGGTTCGGGACGGTGTCCACATATGTGCCAAATACTTCGCCATTAAAATTCTTAAGGTCGAATAATGCCATAAAAAAATCCTTTCTACCCATAACTGTTAAAAGGTGTGTGGGTTAGCGACAGCACTCAGAATGTGCCGCCGGTCGTTCGTTTACATATACTGTTTGATGTCAAGATCCGGATTCTCGTTCTTCATCTTCATCAGCTCGGACATCGTGTATTTCGGTGCGTTGTTCGGGTTGCTCACCGGTTTGGTGAAGCGCGCCGCGTTCTGTTTTGCCCGTTCCTGCTGCCTGTCAACGAAAATCCCGGTCTTCTGGGTTCCGTCCTCTCCGGTGGTCATCGCTTTGAAGATGTCGCCGATAGACTTTCCCCGTGCGGAATCTTTTCCCAGTTCTTCCACGAGAGCGTTGCGATAATGATCTTCTGTGATGTCGTTCAAAAACTCATACATCTTGTTCCCCTTATCATCCGTGGAAGACAAGAAATCATTCACAGTCTTTTCAACTTCGATTTTCCGTGCGTCATCCGCACGCGCTTTTTTCTCATCATTAAGCTGAGTGGTGAGAGTGGCAATCTGTATTTTCAGATCATACACGTCAATGTCTTTAAATCCGTCCAGTTTGCTCTTGACATCATCCAGTGAAGTCTTATACTCATCTCTTTTTGTCACTACTTTGTCGTAATCTGATTTTGTGCGATAATTCTCGTCCATTTTCTTTTTCAGATCACTTTTTTTGTCTTCCGGAACTTCGATTTCAAGTTCCTGTAAGATCTGTTCATAGTTCTGCATGTAATTATCCTCCTAAACGTCAATTTTAAACCGCACGTCTGCGGTAATGGATTAAGCCGGATGAACCTCCGGCGGGGTAATGGACCATCAGGGATTCGAACCCCGAACCGTCCGGTTATGAGCCGGATGCCCTTGCCGATTGGGCGAATGGTCCTTGCGTCCCTGCCGAGAAGATGACAGGGATTAATATATTGATAAGAAAAGGAGTCCCCGCCCCGTTGCTGGGCGGAAGTGGAGAGTGCCGGCAGCGAACCGGCAATATTCTGTGCAACTCTCCGTAACCGGCGATGCCGGTTAGCAAGTAACTTTCTCGTGCTATGCTCTGCACTATGCCCCGGGGGGTGGGGCAGTCGCACGCCGGAAATTGCATCCGCTTTTCAACCTCCCCGATCATGCCGGGTTTCTCTTAAGGGCGTGCGTGCCGTACGAATAAAGGAGGTATGGCAACAAAAAGCATGGTCCCGTATAGGAGTGGGAATCCACAATGTCCCCACGCTTTCATTTTATCACATCTCAAAATTTATTTTACCCCCACATTTTAGGCTAATCTCCGAGCTTACGGATATATCTCTGTATCTCCTGCCGCTCATCCGTAAAATCGCTGTCCATGACCATCGAAGAGAGCATGTCGTACACCTCCACCATCAGCCGCCCAACGCACTCCATGAGCTTGTCGCGGTGTGCCTGATCGCCGTTCTGTTTGTACGCCTGTTTCGCGGCAATGTAGCGATCATACAGGGAATCGATGTTGTGATCGTATCTCCCATTGGAGTATTTCTTGATCACATCCTCCGCCACGTCAGCAACACGGCTTTCTTCCCACTCTTTTCCGTCCATCTTTTCCAGATAGCAGATCGCCGCCGTGAGCTTATAGATCACATCCAGCCGCGATGCCGTCAGGTTGTTCACAGCTTCCTTTGCTTCCAGATTCAGCTGATCTTTAAGCTTATTTATCAGCTCTTTCATGCTTCACTCCTCCCTTCATTTTCTTTTTGTATTTATCGTGGAGTAGCTTCTGACTCTCCATGATGTATATCGGATCATATCCGGCGGTAATAAGGTCTGTTATGATCCGTTCCAGCCGCTCAAGTTCGTTATCCACATCACACACGAGGTTATCCACAAATATAGCATCTGCAACATTTCCCATGCTTCTGAGAGCTGTCGCATACTTCTGATACACGTCCTTTGTGGACTGCTCCCATGCGAGGTGTGCAGAGAATCCATCTTCCACCGCTTTCTGTTTGGTGGACTTTCCTACACTCATGCGGTTTGCAGACTGCCACGCTTCTGGGATCATCTGCACGTTCCCCTCGAAGGTGTCACGGATCAGTTTCCCGTGGTGATTGATATAGTAATGTGCAGTTTTTCGGCGTTCCTCACTCTCAGCAAAATACTGATACAGATGGAACCGCTTATAACCGCTCAATCCGAGAAAATCGAAATAATCCGACATCTGATCATGAATCATGATCGCTGCGATCTGCCGCGCGTTGATCTCAGAGAAAACATCTTCCGCGCTTTTTACATCCATCTTGCTTCGGAAGGCAATCATCGTGATCACCTCCTACGCCAGTTTCTTGATGATGATGTTCGCATCCTTCACGAGTACCTCGCCCGCGGAGATGTTCCCGATCGACACCGTGAGGGATGAGCCAGCCGGGACCGGTATCAGTGTGGACGCTCCGACATTCTGGTATGTGTTCGCCGTTACAACTGTGTAATCCATCTCTGTTCCGCCGATTGCCTCGCCATTGAGCTCAATCACAAGGGCCGTTGCTCCTGCTGCCGCCGCGGTCACGTTTCCGTTAAAGTCCACCTCTACCGCCATCGGGAGGTTTGTGCGGTTTGTGATCGTGAAAAGCCCGCTCCCCTTGACATGGTTCAGCCACCCGCTGGAGCATCCGCATCTTCTGGATTTCACACGTGTGTCGTTAAAGATAACGTTCTGGTTTGCTGTCACTGTCTGTTCTGCCTTTGCTATAACATTGAGCATAGTATTTCTCCTTTCAAAAAATAAGGAGTCGAATCCGACTCCTTATCGATGCGCAAGACTACTTTGTAGCTATGGATTCTTCCAACATGCTTATGATTTTGTTTTGATTCTCGATAATCTTATCCAGATACTTCCGATCCTGTTCCTGGAGATGCTTCGCAATGTCGGCGTTGCTTGCCTGCGACAAATCGCTTTCGTAATTCATCACCTGCAAGAATACGCCGAACAGGTTTAGGGCATCCAGGGCAGTCAGTTCATTCGGATTTCTCACAGTACATTCCCGCCGTTTCCGCAGCATCCGCCGAAGCCAGCCATATTATACGCAAAGTACGGGGAGCACGTAAGATAAGCCGGTGTCGGTGTCGGTCTTACCGCATCAACGATGTTCTTGGTCTGGTTGACCTGGGAAATCTGCCAGTAAGCCGTCTGTAAGTCACGGTCACGATCTGCGAGCTTGTCGCGGAGTCCCTGAATGGTGTTCTCCTGCATGAGCTGGCGTGTCTCCTGTCCGTCTGCAAGGACGGTTTCCTTGATGTCACAGCAGCACTGTGCAAGCTGTGCCTGCATGTTCTGCGCCATCAGTGCCGCATCATACCGGCTCTGTAAGATCTCTTTCTGTGTTTCGCAGCAACACTGCTGAGACTGAGCACCTAACTGCTGCATTCCGAGCTGCGTTGTATATCTGCTCTCAAGTACATCTCTCTGGGTCTGACATGCTGTGTTGGATACGTTCTGATTTGTGTTGAAGATGTCGCGCTTCACAAACTCATCCGAAATGAAATTGTCCTGCACGCCGGTTTCAACACCACCGCGGTTCCATCCGCCCATCATCGGGAAGAGGAACGCAATCAGAATAATCCAGATCCACCAGCCGCCACCGCCCCACATATCGTTGCATGTGTCGTTTCTGGTTACTGCTGCCACATCCGCAGCGGATAACATTCCCTCATTCATGTGGTTTTCTCCTTGCTTAAGATTTATCATGAGCCGTTGCGCACCCGGCTGTGATAGCGAATTATCGTTTTGTTGAGGTCAACAAAACCATCATTTCATCATCCCGGCAAATTGTCCGGGATCCATGCCGTTCTGCTGGCACATCTGCTTGAATACCTGTTCCGGGTTCTTCCCTTTGCACATATCCATCGCTTTCTTGATGTTCGGATTCTGCTGCGCCATTGCATTGATCGCCGCCTGTGGGTTTCCTGTCTGCCGGATCTGGTTCACGACACTCATGGCCTGCATCATCGCCGCCATTGGGTTGCTTCCGGATCCGCCCATCATGCTTAATAATGGATTCATTCAGTCCCCTCCTTCTTCTCTTCCTGTCTCTCCCCGAGTTTCACAAGCAGAGCATTAAATTCCTCTCGCGTCACATAATCCCCATTTGAAGCCGCAGGAGCCATTTGCGGGGCTGTTAAGGATGATACGGGGATTTCTTTGAACGCGAATGCTTTGAGTGTTGCGCTCCCCATTCCGTCCACGGATTTGACGTAGAACATGGGGCTGTTGTTGTCCATCATCCACGCTGTTTGTCCCGGCTGTACGATCTGATTCCTTGCTCCTTCGACTCCAGCTACCTGGATCCAATTCACATTTTGCATCGGCACTGTCTGCCGCAGCTGTGTTGCCTGTTCCATCTGCTGGATGCGCTGTTGTAATGCCGCCTGATCTGCCATATATCCGCCCATTCCATAAGGAGTATATGCATTCATGCGCTCCCCTCCTTCCTCTGCTTCCATTATGGCATGTGAGAATGGCAGAAAACAGTTCATGATAATACACAAAAAGTATAAAAAAAGAGCAAAAAGAAAAGAGCTTGCGCATTTACAAGCTCTTTCTGTACATTTATTTGATTTTATTGGCATAATCGTATGATCTTATCGTTCACTCGGCGGCTGATCCGCTTAGCTGTCGACACGCTGATGTTCATTTTCTCCGCACACGTTTCTAATGGTATCCCCTTGCTCCGATACTCAAATAGAGCTCTTTCATCAGCCGTAAAATTGGCAAGCTGCCGGAAACGTTCCAGCTCCGGCACTGTGAACTGATAGATTTTCAAGGCAATTCCCCTTATTTTTCCGTCAAAGCCTGGATAAGTTCGTCCCTCGTTTTTTTTAAGCCCTCGATGTTGTTTCCGGTAATCTTGTTCTCGATGAGATTGAACATACTTCTCATCAAAAGCTGTGTGTCTTCCCGGTTCGCGTTGATAGAGGAGTAATCGTTATTAAGCTTCTCTTTGATGTCTTTGATGTCTGTCTCAATGGCACCTACACGGCTTTCAATGTCCTTCTGCGGCTGTTTCGCTGACTTGTATGCCTTATAGATCACACTGCAAGCCGCGCCGATGACCGTGATCCCGCTACATATCGACAGGAATTCCTTTATGATTTCAAGCTCTCCCACTCATTTATCCTCCGTTGCATTTTGATATCTTCGTGCCGCTCCGCGCGCCTTCGCTGCCTGTTCTCTTCCCCATCTGGCAATTCTCAGACGGTCCGCCAGCGGTCGAAGATCGTTGTCATCGCAAAACTGATTGTATGCCGCGTTCTGGCGCTGTAAGAGATATGATTTTCTGTCAAGATCCATTTGCAGCGCTGCTTTTGCCTGCGGATCCTTGCAGGATTCCACGGCCGTCTGCATCCCGGAGACAATCCGCTTCGTCTTCCGGATCCTGCGCTCAAGCGTTCGCTGGCGCTGCTCAAGCTTTTCTATTCTCTCACTCTCTTCGGTTTCTATGCCCTTATATGGGTTGTTCTCACCGTCTCCGGACCCGAAGCTGTGGCGGCAATTCCACCCACACAGCCCCTCTCCGCTCCCGTATCCAGTGACGGAAAACGGTGGAAATCGCTTGTCTTTTCCGGATCTGGAATAGAATTTTCCTTGCCACCACATATGATTTCCGGGGTTCTCTCCGCCGTCTCCGGTTCTCGCTCCCAGATGTGCCGACACAAGAATAATATCCCATTCCATCTCCTTCATGCGTTCCAAGCTGATCGCGCCGGTTGCCTGTCCCACACCTGTACGTACTGCCCTGGCTGTGGCTGTCTCAATGGTGTCCTTGTGGACTCGCCCGGTCTCCTCGTCCGTGTAGTTGACATATACGCCTCCGGACACTACCTCGTCAACTGCTTCTCTGACCGCCTGTGTGTACGATACAGCACCACTCGTGACTTTGTGGTAAGCGGTATCACACGAGTTGATAAAAAGCCGCTGCGCCGCGTCTGCGGTCGTGCGGGTGTAATTGCGCCATTCCCCGAGGGTCGCCTCATAGTTGCGTTGCATCAGTCGGATCAGCTCCGGAGACTCCATGAGTGGGAGTGGGGAAAGTCCGGCGGCTTCATAGATCTTATCATCCGCCTCTACTGCCTTGATTCCCGCTTCTTCCATCGCTTCCTTGATTTCCTTCTGCTGGAGCTTTGTCCGCTTCGCGATCTCCGGGATGATCTCCTCCATCAGCGCGCCGGAGTCCTGCATGATTTCAATCTGCCAGCGATCGGCGGAGGTAAAAAGATATTCATCGCCGCGCCCGATCCGGATCATCATGCGTTCCACGATCTTCCGGAGGATATAGCTGTGAAGGTCTGCGGCAATCTCTTCCGCCCCCTCCGCTATGCGCTGTAAGTATGCCGGTTCGAGCATTCCATCACCTCACTATTCCTCCTGGAACAGCCGATTGCCTTCCTCCGGCTGCGCTTCTGCGATCATCGCCTTCGCATCCTCTTCGCTCATGCCCTCGAACTTCTGGAAGTACATCCACGCCGGGGCCTTGCCCTGAATGACATACTGCCACCAACGGGCGCGATCCTCTTCACGGTTGTATGTGATGTCTCCGAAATCGTATGTTGTCTCATACTCTCCTGCCGGTGTGATCCCGTAGAGATCCGCGTACACGCTCAGGGCATATAGCGCGCCATCTAAGGCGCTTTCCAGTTTGTCGCGCACATCTTTAATGAACTGGATTGTGCGCTGATCCTCAGCCTCTACCTGTGTCGCCGTCACCATGCCAGTCTTTTCGTTGAACACAAAATAACCGTTGCTGAATCCACACTTGTATCCGATCTGGGAGAGAAGCGCGTTGATTCCGGACAGCCGCACATCCGTGTTGAGCTGAGGATTGATCTCCGCATAAAACTCTTTTGCGTCATTCCCGAATACATTCTTGACGTATCTCGGGAGCCCCATCTCCTTCCTCTGCGCTTTCATCGCATCAGATGCGCGCCCCGTAAGCTTCTGCCCGTCCGGCATCAGCAGGCGATCATCCGCGAGGATGATTTTCTGACTGTCCCAGATCTCGCCAGCGTTGCGGCTGTATGCGACATCCAGATCTTTCAGCTCCTCGAGCGCCTCAGCGAACACCGGCAGCCCCAACGGGATTTCTATGTCCACATTATTCGCCGCTGGCATCCGCAGGAGTCCGAACATGGGACCATCTAACCTCTCGCCATTTGCTTTGAGGATCGGCGGTGTATCATCGATCATACCCGCCCATTTCGTTTTCGACAGTGGAATCGGGTCCCCGATATCTTCCGCCGCCCGTGACACATACGCGCGATTACTGATATAGTAAGGGTATGTGGTTGTCTCGCCCTCTGTAGTCTCCACAAAGCGATGGTATTCAAGGCGCGTATAGAATCGATCCTGATCCGTATATGTATCCTTGAAGATGATCCCCTTCACGCCCAAGTTGTCGTACTCCACGAGCAAGATGTCTTTCGGCGTGAACAGATCCAGGCTGTCCCCGTTCGGCTTGAGGAAAACAGTTCCGTATGCACATGCGTACTCTGTCCAATCGCGGAGTCGGAAATACACAGCGTCAATCTGCTTCTGTAGCCATTCCGCTCTTGCGCTGCCCTCGATCGTGATTCCGATCGCCAGTGTTGCAAGCCTCGCCGTCTCGGAACATACCGATTTTGCAAAGTTGATTGTGCGGATATCATTCTCCTCACTCAGCCACGGCGGCAGACCTATATAGATGTTCGCGCACTTCTTTATCACGTCTTCCATCGCGGGAGACATGACGGATTTTACCTTAAAATCATCTTCGGCTTTCTTCTTAAAAATCATATCGATCCACCTTTTCAGTGTTGATAACAGTCCCATTATGCGCTGCTTCCTCTTCTCTTCCACTTGGTTTCCGTTGCGTATCTGGTTGCATCTATGAGATGATTGTTCTTGTCCGGGTATCCGCTGATAATGTTTCCGTCCTTGTCTCGCTCATACTCATACTTTTTGAACTCCTCGCAGACGTTCGGGGTGCGGTTCGGATCCATCACAAGCTTCTTCCCCTGTAGCCACTTCATCGAATATTCAACGCTTCCCGGTCCCTTCTCTGCCCCTCTGGCGGGTAGTCCGGCGTCTCTGTAATCATTCACGGACTTGTTTTCCGCGCTGTCGCATGTAATCACATAGTCCGTGTATCCGCGCCGCTTGATCTCGTCCGCTGTCCATGCGTTGCTCCGCTTGTTTTCATACATCTCATCCAGAAAATAGATGGTTTCCCGCGCCTCATCATAATGTGAGCGAACGAATGCGTACTTATCTGGGTACCATCCCCAGTCCACGCCTTGATAGATACGATCCATGTGGCTGATCTCTTCGTCTGTGATGGTCCGTTCCTCAATGAACTCAAACACATTGCCGCCGTTTCCGTTCGCAACACCCATGTATTCATTCTCGTAGGCGCTTGGATTGACTTCTTTCAGATGTTCCGCGTCATTGATGAACTGATCGCCCAGCCAATCCGCTGGAACATCCTTATATGTGCTGTGGACAACAATAGCGCTCGCGTCCTTGAATTCCGCTTCCGTGGTGTACTCATTCGCCCAGTTATTTTTACTCCTCGGAGGGTTGAAACTCTTAAACTTATATGCCTTGTTTCCTCCTCGAATTGCGGACTGCTGAATATTTCGTACTTCTTCCGGACCGGCGAACTGGTCAAGCTCCTCAAACCACACGATTCCGATGTATCCGAATTCTGGCTTGATGGACTTAATCTTGAGTGGATCATCTGCGCCTCTGAAATAGATCTTCTGCCCGGTCGGCTTGTATGTGATCTCGAACGGGGATGACTTGAACCGGAATTCTGCGTCAAGTCCCAACTTTGAGATTGCCCACTTGAGCTGTGCATATACGGAATCTTTTATTGTGTTCCCGACTTTTCGCAGCACAAGCGCGTGCATGTCCGGGTTGTTTTTCAGCAGCTCCAGAATAATGCAGGAAATCCCGGAGGACTTCGTGGATCCACGTCCGCCGGGCAAAATGTATTCGGTATGGTTTCCACGACGCACGTCACGGATCATCGGGTGGAACACGTCCGCGATGATGTCCAGATCCATGTGGTACTCTTGCGCCAGCCGCGCCGCTTCTTCTGCTTTCTTCTCTTCTTCTCTCTTCTCTTTGATGGTGAGCGTTTTCTCGAGATCTGACATTGCCTTGAGCTGCTCAGAGAATGCCGGAGTGAATCCGAATGAATCCTTGAGCTCTCCACGTGCGATCATAGCGCGTCGCCGCTGGATGTCCGCCAGAGACATGATGTCCGTGCCGTTCTGCTTGTCCAACTCGGCTTGCTTCTCGGCTATATACGCTGATACATCAGCATTTTTTAACAGTCTGCATCCCTCTGTCTCTGGCTTCTTATATCCAGCTTTTCTCGCCGCATCGGTTGCGTTCCCACCATTTTTTACGAAATTTTTTGCGAACGCTTCCCGCATTGGCGTAAGTTTCACCATCCACTCACCATCCCATTTTAGTTATCGTCTGATCTTCTCAGTCTCTCATTTACGATGATCTGGCATCCGCAGTTTGGGCAGTCAAAAGCATCGTATATGATCGGGTTTTCTGTCCCTACGATCGCGGCCACCACTCCTGTTGTTTTATTGTCAACCACGGTATATCTTCTCCATGTTGTCGGGCGGAATTTAATCCCACACACTTTACATTTAAGCATCTCCCCATTGTATCCAGTCGTTGCAATGTCTCTCGCCATGTCTCTCCTCCTATTCCCATCCTTGTGATTGCTCCCACATCTCCTTGAGAGTCAGCACGACATCCGCCTGTGATGCCGTCCTAAGTATCTCCAGATCTCTCATCTTCCACTTGCCCTTGCTGTATTCCATCACGGGCGTGCTCAGGCTCCACATGGTTATCATGCGCCCCTGGTCTGCGCTATAGAACTGGCTACTTCCGATCTTAATCACAAGCCCCGTTGACAAGATTGCTCTCTGTAGCTTCTTTACGATTGCACTGAGATTTGGCATATGATCCCCCTTTGTATCATTTTATCATCCCTCTTATTGCAAAATCGCCCCCACATTTTCAGAGGCAGAAAGTTACAAGCAGGACGAAATGTAAATCCGGGACGTCCACAAGGGTGTCACATCTGGATGATTCTCTGCCGATATGATAGCCTGTCCGGGAGGATCATCCTACCGACCTATTTCTCTTTTAAAAGTGTATATTTCACACTTTATCTCTTGACAAAGTGTGAAATATACACTACAATATAGATATAAGATAAAGGTAAACAAAACGCAGGAGGTAACAAATATGGATTGGAGAGAAGAAGAAGCCAGAGAGATCGCGCAGGAAATCAGAGCACTGGATACATGGGACATGGAACTTTTAAAAAAATTATGCGCCCTTGCGAACATGGAAGAAGAGTGGGAGCAAGCGGACGGAGAAACATTTGAAGAAGTGGCAAACAAAGCCGCTGAAACACTCGGAGTTGAATTGTACTAAAACGCAGGAGGAAGAAAATATGAAGATCAATGGTATCGGTATCGTAAGCAAAAAGGTAGCTATGGGGATCTTAACCAGAGAAGGTCGTGAAGCTGTTAAGAATGGTGATATCACACTGGAAGAGCTCGGTGAGATGTACAAATTAAATCAGGTTAAGAAGTGCAGTAAGATCGGCACATGCGGAGATACATTTCGTGTAAATTACAATCGGATCCCGGATAACCTCAAGGAATCCCTTAGTCCAGAAGATCTTGGAAGTCTGGTAGATGCTTTCTGTCAGTGCTATGGAGATGGAAAAAACGCTCAGGAATAGCTCCTGAGCGTCTCCCCAATTTGGCTTTATATTGGCAAAACTATCAACATTTCAACCCGCGTCCGCCGGATTGCTGGCGGCTCCGGATATACAGCGTCCAGTATATCCGACATAGACATTTGCCAAGCACATACTTGTTGGTATATTTGTCAACATTTCAACCCGTGACCGCCGGATCGCTGACGGTTCCAGATATACAGCATCCAGTATATCCGACACCATTATTATAACAGGAGTTGCTTATGAAATCAACAAGATCAGCAGAAAATAAAATAAAAACTGCCCGGCTTGCCGCCGGGATGACTCAGGCAGAGATGTCCGAAAAGTACGGCATCCCAGCCGACACTATAAAGTCATGGGATCGGGGAAAAGCATACCCGCCGCTGTGGGTGGAATCCTTGATTCTTGACAAGTTGCGAGAGGAAAGCCTCATAAGAAAGAAGCTGGTGAGCATGTATGGGAATCTTGATCGGTTCCCAACATACGATGTTGTCACGGCGAACGGCGCCGCTGTCAAGTCTGTTACGATCATCGGGAACGATAAGTGCACGGATGAGAACGGTTTCTTTCTGTATGCACTGGCTGATGACGAAAAGCTTTATAAAGCATATTACAACGCTTCCGATCACGATCTGGCTAAGCCTTTAATCATGATCGACATCACTGACGATTTTATCAAGCGTAAAAAGCCGCACGACTCGGCGGAGCTGGAAGAGTATTGCAAGGGGATCATCTATGGCACCGGATGTCTCGTGAATGATGAGGGGAAAAGCTATGTAACGGTGCGCAACATCGACCCTTGGTATGCGAACATAGTCGCAGAGTGGGACGGGAAAGTAAGCGCCTACCAGTCCAAATATAATCTTGAACGCGATGGCGCCGAACAGTGGGTAGTAAAACTTCCCAACCTGTCTCGCTTCCCGGAGCTTGACGACATCAAAACCTTTTCCGCTTTTGCGAGAGCTTATATCGAGATCCACGGTATTCTGGACTCTCACATTATTAAGGGATGTCAAAATAGGCGCACACGGCTGCGTATCTATGGGAATCTTGATGTTCTCTCTCTCCTTAATGATGTTCTCCCCGCCAAGCCAGATCGGAAGAG